CGGGTATCACCGATCCACCCATCCGAAAGCCGATCTCTATCTGGGAAGGTGTCATCAAACTGTTCCCGAAGCTGTTTAGCAGCCTTACTTAGTTGCGGCTTCATCGGTCAAACTCGGTGTGGATTGTTCCGCTTCTGGGTTTAGATAGCGTTGATAATCCGAGTTTGTTTCATCCATCGGAATTGACCAGACTTTACCATCTGCATCTGTTCGTTCAATGTATGAGTGATCTGCTAATTCAATTACTTTGTAAGTTGATTCCATTTTATAACTCCGCATTTAATTCGATATAAGCATTTTGTGGTAACGCCAAAGTGAAGATTCCAGATGCAGTCAGTCCTGATCCAACGCTTATGTCTAGCGAAATCTGTTGCAGACTTCCGCTTGAATAATAAGCGATCGAAGTTATGTTTTGATTACTAATTACTCCGTTACCAATTGACGCGCTGGATTGCGCCACCGATGGAGCAGTTCTCATTGTTACTGGGCTTGCATAATTCAAGAAAACGCGAGTTGTCGAAATTGCTACACCTGAACAAATGTAAGCAGTATTGGCTGCTGTTCCTGTTGAGCGTTGATAGTAACGCTGGCAAGCGGCTAATTCTCCTTGGATTGTTCCGCCAGCATAAACAAAAGCCGTAGCAGTTGATCCGAGCTCTAATTTGGATTCTGCAATATAAAGAAAATCTCCAGCAGTAGTGTCAGTAACATCTGACCAAACAAAGAGGATCAAGTTTTTTGTGCTGGCAGTATCAACCGCAGCTGATACTGAATAAGTGGCATAAGAGGTAGTCACGCTCAAATTGGCTGGGCTGTTCTCATAAGTAGCATTAGCAATTAAAGTAGGATTAGTACCTTCTGCGCCCCAAGCCGAGATTATGTCACTTGTTACTGTATCAGCAGTTCCAGACCATGCCACGATTGCAGCCTTAACATTATCTAATTTTGTAGTTGAGCTTACTTTAGCCTTAAAGCTGAAGGTAACTGTATTGCCTACTAAACCTATAACATCTTTGTTTTCAATAATAGTCGCTATGCCGAACTTTTTATTTGCTGTTTCAACATCTAGAGCGATAGCAAACTGACCATTTGTAGGTACTGTTGAAGTATCCTGAGTTACATCGATTACATCATTAGTGTCTGAAAGAATATACCAGCGATCTAAGGTGTAAGCATCATCATTGTTAGCAGAAGCGGTAAATGAAGTACCTCGCTGAGCAACAGCAAAACCGCCATTAATTAAGTAATTCTTGTTTACGGGTGCCCCACCAGCTGCATCATTAGCCCATACGAAATCCATGTCTGTGTTGGATGCCTTAGCAAGCACTTGACCAGTAGTGCCACCCTTTAGATCGACCAGAGAAGCATCAATAGCATCACCAAGTGTGCGAATAGCCAATGCGCCATTCTTGACTAGATCTGTGTTGTCGGGTTCTAGCCACCCGAAATTGGGACTTGTTGCCATTAGGTTAATGCTCCTGTCGCGTTGTTCCAGATAAGTGTACCATTTACGCCTGTCCAAGCTAATGAACTAGGAATGATTGTGTCCCATTGTGTGGTCGATAATGAGAATTCTGTAGCTGTAATGTAAAGGGTAATGTCTACAAAGCTAGGTGTCGCTCTTAGTGCTACATTTTCCACAAAGCCATCAAAAGTGCCACCTAGCAGATTGCTAGGTAGATTGCTAATAAGCATAGGCTGACCGAAATAAACCCCGATAAGACTGTCAAGCATCGCACTTGGCATATCGGGATTATCTAGGCGAAAGGTAATTGCCCCTAGTGAGCCTTTAGGCACACGGCGCAGATTAAGCTCTCTGTTGGCGATGTCAGTGATGTCAGTAAGGGTCTTGATGTTAGAGTCAAATGAACGCTCAAAGAGCCCATAAGAGGCTATAGAGTTTGGATCTGATACAGCGTAGGTTGAGCCGTATCCTGTGGCGTAGCGATAGATAAGGCTGTTACGGATGCGAGCAGTCTGAGTTGTTGATGTGATAGTGGTAGGTGTTGCATATGCGCCATCGATGAAAGTATAGCCATTCGCTGAGAGGGTGTTAGATCTGTGGTCTGCATCGTCATAGGAAACATCTCCATTCTTTTCCTCATGGATCTGTCCTAATGCGCTATTGGCAATCTGGTCTGCAAGTGTCTGAGACTTAGCACTTGCACTAGCTGCTACTGGAATCATTGTGTAGAAGCCTGTGTCAATATTGCCAATGTAGGACTCGGCTTCATCCCATGTGGTCGTTGCTGGGTATGTTGCCCATGTGACAGTAGGTGTAACTTCATTCCAGTTAAGGTTAAGAGCTGCGCCCAAGATGTCTGCGATCTGTTCGCCATCTAATTCTTCTACAAGAGCTGTGTTAAAGATAGCCTTAGTAAGTCGAGCAAGTGAGCCAATGCCCAAGATTGTGCCTGTGGTGATATAGCCGCTTTCCTCAGGGCTACGCACTCCGATGTTAAAATCTGAGACCTCGCCACCGAATACTGTGACATAACTGCCACCGCTATCTTTAAGCTCTAAAGTAATTGGCTCTGTGACATTGATGGTAAAAGGTGCATTGTTAAAGTTTATGATCTCTACTCGGCAGTAACCTGCTGTGCATTGCCTGTCGATGTCCAAGCGACCAGATGCAAAAGACACAGAGGTGACAGTCGTATAGACATCATCACCTACTGTCACTCGCCATTCTGGAAGCCATGTCATGCGATTGTGTAGCCTCTCAAAGTGCCGCGTGTAGCTGCATCTGTAAGGACTTGATCGATTGCTTCTGCAATGGCGTTAGGGTCACCGATGCCAGCTTGGACAGTAATGTTGATAATATCGCCTGACTCAGTGGCTCTGAACCTTGCAGGGTCAAAAGTAGAATCTGCTGAGATGCCAGTACGACCAAGTATTCTCATCATTGCCAGTTGTGATTGCTCATCAACCATGCTGCTACTAGAGTTGGCAATTATCTCATCAATGTGTTCTTTGAGTAAGAAGTTGATCGCTGTGCCTGATTCTGTGGTTTTGCGTAGATCAATCAATGAGTCTAAAGCTGGATTGCCCGTGTTGCTGCCATTGCCAGTTACTGCGGATGGAGTAGTTGGCACTAGCGTCTTTGTACCTTGAAGCCTTAGCAATTCCATCATCTTAGCAATAGCTGCATCTAGGTTGGCAAGATTAATTAAATCCTTTGGTTTGAGACTGTCAAGGATTGACTTAATGTCTTGGAGCTTTACATTCTGACCTGAGAGGACACCAAGAATCTTTAGATCCTCATTGAGTTTCTTAGTTGCAGCAACAATGGCTGCTTCATCCTTAGACGCAATAGCATCTTCTAGAGCAAGGATTGACTGCTTTACATTCAGGCGAGCCGTGTCATTAGCAATCTGGAGAACCTGAGCCGATGAAGTTGCCTTGCCTAATTGCTCAGCCTGATTAGTAAGAGCCGCTGCAATCTGGATCTTGTCCATGTCAAAGATTTCTTCACCCTTAGTAAGAGCGAGATTAGCCTTATCGATTGCCTGTTGTAATCTTTTATTCTTTAACTGCGCGGCAGTCTCTTTAGTAAGTGCCTTATTCTGTGCAGTAGTTTTCTTTGTAAGAGTAAATTGGCTTTGTAATGATTTTAGATGAGCGTTATCAGATGACTTCTGGACAGGGGCTTGCTTTCCAGCCTCGCGCAGTAATGTCAGATAAGTACCCACGATAGGGATCATGCCAACATTGACGCTGCCAATGATAGGGAGATCCTTTAACTTTCCAGCCAAGACTCCTATGCCACGAATGACATCTGCAATATACAGAGCCGTCTTTTCCATGTTTGTTGCTAAATCAGCAACGCTAGTATCTTCTCCAAGTTTAGTAAGCGCATCAATTAAACCAGTACCAATAATCTCGCTAGCATTAGCCGAAGCGACTGCAAGCTTGTCTATTGAACCTTGAAAGGTATTAGCAGCAGCAGTTGCTGATCCTGCGAATGTGCTTTGTAGCTGGTTTGTTATGTCCTCAAAAGACTTAGCCTTCAAGTCTGCCTTTGAGATACCTACACCCAAGCGAGATAGGGCTGCATTATTTCCTAGATATGCGCGACTTAATGCCGCTGTTACTGAAGTTAGTTCTTTGCCAGTCGATGCTGAAATGTCTAAAGATAGATTGAGAAGTCTTTGTGCTTCTGCTGTGTTGCCTGTGGCTACTGCAAGGGTTTGATAAGCAGGGCGTAGAAGATCATCGACAATACCGAACTCTGTTTGTAGTCGCTGGATGTATTCTTCTGATGCAGCAGCATCTCGACCAAGTCCAACATTCTTAAGAGCTAGGGCTAACTGTTGCTGCGCCTTCTGATCAGCTGCTGCTGCTTTAACAGAAGCCTTGCCATAAGCCAGAACTGCGGAAGTACCAAAAGCGAGACCAAAAGTGGCTGCTAACTTCTTGACATTCTTAGTGAGTTTGTCTGTTGCAGTATCTGCTTGCTTAAAGGCTTTATTGCCTGTGAACTCCGCGGCAATGTCAATCAATACATTAGCCATGGTTAGCCTCTCGCTCTTGCGTTTAGTTTGTTTGCTGCGCCTTGAATAGCCTTAAGAACTGCTTCTCTAGCCTTGCCATTATTCTCATCGTATGCGCGGAATAAGGCGCGACCTTCCATCTTTTGATCGCCCTTCATCTGTGAGCTGTACTTGCCCTGCTGATTCTGGACAAATCTGCTTTGTGGAGTCTTACGACCCATAGTCTCGTAGATTGCTCCAGCAGCACTCTTATTGAATACGCGAGCAAGAGATCTGAAACCTCTGCGATTAGGCTTTGATGGTGTTGTCTTATAGCCAATGCCGCTTTTAACTATGCGAGCGTTGTAACTAGGGAATCGAGCCTGTGAACCTTCACGAGTTAGCCATCCGCTAAGGACTTGCCCATCATCGGGCAAATACCCTTTGGCAGCTCTCGTGATTGGTTTAAGTGCTGCTGCAACTTCTTTAGGTAAAGCCTTAGCAAGGTCAGGGCTAAATTGGCGTAGCGATTTTCTAAGAGCGACCGCGCCCTTTACGCTTGCTGGCATCGCTCACCTCTTTCGCTTCATCTTTAAGCCCCTGCACTAGTGCATCGAGCATGTTCTTATCTAACTCCAACAACTGCTGTGGCGCGATTCCCAACCTAATGCTTAGCCTAGCAATCAGGTAGGTGAATGGAAGATCGCGCTTTAAGCTAAAGGGTCTGAGTCTAGAACCTCGACACTCTTAAGTGTCTCGATGAACTCAATACCAAAAGGCTTAACAGTTTCACCTGATCTGCGTGTTACTTCCCATGCTAACCAATAGACATCGCTTTGTTTTTCTTCATCGCGAAACGCCTTATGGAAGCCCTTTTTAGCGTACTGCTCGAATGAGTACTCCACTGCTGGAGTTATCTCGCCTTCTAGTACGCTTCCATCTGTACGAACTATCTTTAGTCTTGCCATGGTTTGCCCCTTTGTTGGTTGTTTAGAATGTGCCTGTTGTGGCTACTGCAACTGTTGAGTTAGCAGTGAATGTGATCGACTGTGTGGACATATCGCCAACAGCACCATTGATGTCTGTTGTGTTATTCACTAGAAGTGACACTGTGTAAAGAGGGTTAGTAGCAGATACTGCTGTTCCCTTTTCCTGTAGGAATACACATGTGACTGTTGTACCCCATGCTGCCTGTAGTGTTGCCAATACATTCGCTGAAGCTGTGTCGTTTAGGAAGTCGATTGTCACAGATGATGCTTCCAAGCCCTTAACGAACTTGTGTGCTGTGTCACCCATTGCAGTTACTTCTAGCTCATCGAATGTGCGGTTAAGAGTAATAGATGTTACATGGTCAGAAAGATCAACAGTGTTAATCTTCACGCCAACTTTATTGTTTAGAAATACAGCCATGAGATTATTCCTCGTCTTTCTTAGTAGTTACTGGCTTTGGTGCTGGTGTGCTTACTTGCCCGATTTTCTTCAGGAAGTCAGCGTTTTCTTGTTCCCACTCGGACATGTTTAGCTCCAACTCGTTAGGATTGATACGGACATCTCGCAGCTGAGTAGGTCACCCGATGCAGCGTTGAGAATACTTGGTGCGCTGATTGCGCTTACATTATAGACCAGAGATGATGCTGCTAACTTGGCGAACACGCCACAGACAGTATCTTCAATGCCGTTTAGGTTGCCTTCATTGTCGAATAAAGGCACAGTCATAATAATCTTAAAGTTAGCCATTGGGCTAATGCCTATGTGCTGATTGTTGCTAGGCGTTAAGTAAGGATCATCTGGAGAAACAATCACAGAGTTAGCAAGGACTGTTGCAGGTGGAAAAGCAAAGGTCTGCCACTTAGCGTTATCGACTAGAGCAGTGGCTAATGTGGTTCTGAGAGTAGTGACGGCAACGGGCATTATCCCACCATCGAACGCGGATCAAGTGCGTGAGCGATCAATCCTCGCACCTTAGCGAGAAGCTGCGCGCTCATTCGGTAAGGGCTTGGCTGGAAATCCACTGCGTTACTGCCTGAAAGGGTGGCTGTACGCGCTTGCCAGATTTCAACAGATATCATAAGAGATGCTTGCTGGACTGCTGTGTCTGTTGTCCAGTCTGTGTAATTTGTTGCTGTGACTTTACCAAAAGGTGCAATAGGATGCACTGGCTTAATGGCAGCGTGATTTGTAACCATGCTTATTGAGTAAGGTGTAACCGCTGTGATAACTTTTGATCCGTTAAACAAAGAGCCACATCCAGTTATTGTAACTGTCTGTCCAACATAATAAGTGTCTATAAGTTCTTGATCAAAGTAAAGCGTTCCCTCGCCTACGATGCTGGAATGTGACACGGCATAATTACTGTTAGTCCATAACATAGGAAGTAGGACTGCATCTGCCGCATCGCATACTTCCTGCAAAACGGCATCTGTATACAGTGTGCCAACACCTAAAGTGGTGCGTAACTCAGTAACTGTTGTGAGTGCCATCATGTCCTTTCTAAAGACTCTGGGGAGTAGAGGGCTACTACTCCCCAGAGCGACTTAATTACCTAGTTATCAGGTTAGGTTAAACCAGTTCGCGCCAGCCGCTAACTTAGTGGCAAGTGCTCCCTGACCGAATAGCAGAATATCTACTGTTCCGTCTGAGTTAATGTTTGTGCGAAGTTGCTGACGAGCACCCTCGTACCATGTGTAAGCATCTGGGTTGATAACAGCCATTGAGTAATCAGCAGTACCGACTCCGCCAGAACCCTTCATGTAACGAGATACACGAAGGTCAAGACCTGCGACTGAACCGCGAAGGCTCGTAGGTGTAAGTGCGCCACCTGCGTTTTGAGGATTAGCAGCAATGTAGATTGGTCGTCCTTGATCGTTGTAGCTCATGATGTTAGCCCATTGTTCTGGTGTAACAACTATATTGCGAGCAAAGCCAAGTGATGCTGAATAAACTGCTGCTGCAGCACTTGATACATACTTTAGCAAGCCATCGGCTGAGTTAGCCTGTGCTGTTGCGTTAAGAGTACCTGCGCCCTGAATAGCTGTTGTTACAAATTCTTCAGTATCTTTTGCGTAAGCAAATTCCATCTGAACAAGAAGCTCGTCTAGGAATGCAGGTGTTGAATTTGTTAGCAACTCTAGAGTTGTAATTGCACGACCCTTGAAAGACTTCTTTGTTACTGTGATGTATGAAGCTTCAAGTTGTGATTCTGTAACTGCACCATTTTCATCGATCTGATCAACTAGAGGCACTTCAGTAATCTTTGGAAGTTCAAAAGTTTTTCCAAATTCTGGCATTGTGCCACGAGTGACTGAGTCAATCATTGGACGATCTGCATTAGAAAGGAAGTTAAGTAGTTGTGTGCTTTGTGGTGTTGGAATAAATCCTGCACCTGTTGTTTGATCGTTGTCAGCAGCGCGTAGCCATTGACGAGATTCATCATCACCAAAGAGGTTAGCCTTTAGTGTGTTTTCCAAGTAATTACGCTTTGTGATTTCGATTCTTGGAGATGTGTAGTACATCGCTGTTACAGTAGGGCGAGCAGCCTCGACAGGTGCTGCCTCTACTGCAGGTGTTGCTTCGACTGCTGAAGTGGTATCTTCCACGG